CAGGGCAAACGCCTGCGAGCCATGATGCAAAGCTTCCGTGTCAACAACTCAAACCAATGGGATGTATGGATTGACCGTGAATTTGTTAGCTTGGATGATTCAGTCAAGAACAATCCTTGGGATCTACAATCATGAATCCAAGAGACAGCATGATTGATCAGGCGCAACAAGAACGCATGACTCGTGATGTCAAAATAATGCAAAAAGTAAATCAGGCCAATAGGGAAGCGTTTACACAACGCTTTCCTGGTCAGATCCAACATTGTATGCGTTTGGTAGCAGAAAGATTGCAGGCTGTGTTGACCAACAAGCCTACAGAACTTGCCAACCCTGATACTTGGACTGCCAGTGCTCAAGAGATCCGTGACCTAACCCAAGCCTTAGAAAACCTAGCTCATCTGAGTCAAGCTTATCCCTTTGAGGAGAAACCACAATGATTAACATTACTAAAACTGCATGTACTCGTGTTGATGCTGAGTTTACTCGTTGTGGTGACTTGTTGATGGTCAAGTTTGTTCGTAATGATCGTGACTTAGGCACCAGTACTTGGGAAATGAGTTTTGATGACACTGACCTTGAACACTTTATTGCTACACTAATAGAACAACAGGATTAACATGCTAGGCACTGATGTCATAATGGCTCGTGCCTTGCGTTATGTTCTAGATGAAAATAGCGTAGCACCAGAGACCTATACTCGATGGCCCAGTAACCTGCGTAATCAATTGCAGGATCTAGTTATTGGTATTGCAGATGACATGCAGTACAATCAACTCAAATACTTTAGGCCATTTGAGCACCAACGAGATTTTTTTAAAACTGGCTCAGCTGATCGCCGTGGCATTCTTGCTGCCAACCGCGTGGGCAAAACCACATCAACCTGCTATGAAACAGCCATGCACCTGACAGGACAGTATCCTGAGTGGTGGGATGGCCATCGCTTTGATCAAGCTATAACTTGCATGGTAGCTGGTGAAGGTTGGAGCCAGGTGGCCTTGGTATTGCAAAATGAATTGCTGGGCACACAGGATGTTAAAATTACAGAAGCATTGGGATCAGGTGCAATACCGCGTGAATGCATTGTTGTTGAAACCATGCGTAATGACGGTGCCAATTGTATTGGTGTAGAAATCAAACATGCCAGTGGATCCAACAGCTATTTGTTGTTTGCCAACTACACACAAGAAGTTAGACAGCTACAGGGTTTCAAACTTAACCTAGCTGTGTTTGATGAACAGCCACCAGATGACTTCTTCTCAGAAATTGTTACTAGAACTGCAACCACACAAGGCAAAGTACTTTGTTCGTTTACTCCGCTCAAAGGACTTAACGGACTGGTATCAAAGTTTTGGAACAAAGAAGAAGGCTATGAGTATATTCGTGTCAGTTGGGATGATGTGCCTGAATATGATCCTTGGGGACAACCATTCCTGCTGAAAGAAACTCGTCGTCAATTAGAACGAGACTATCTACCGCATGAGCGAGAAGCTCGTATTGCTGGTAAGCCAGTTATGGGCAAGGGCGCTGTGTTTCAGATCCGTGATTGGCCAACTTATAACACAGGTGAAATTGATTTTGCTCGCATACCCAACATACAGCGTGTGATTGCATTGGACTTGGGTCTAGTCAATGACCAAACTGTGATAAGTTTAATGTATTGGGAGCCATATGAGCGTGTTGCTTATCTACATAAACAAATTATTGTACAAGGCATCGAGGAAGCCGTTCCTAGTCAATATATTAATCATCTACTTCGCCCTGAAGTTTTTGGTACTCCTATCGTATTACCTCCAGATGCCAGTACACCTGGGCGATACACTATGAGTGCTAACTCTATTCGTGAACTGTTTGAATCATATGAACTCAATGTGTATCACAAGCCTATTATGAATCCGCCTGACAGCCAAGGACGCATAACCAATCACAAAAGCTATGGCATTAACCAAATGCGTCAGATGTTGGAAATTGGCAGTTTAAGAGTCAATGCCAACTGTGTAAAGTTTTTGAGTGACGCACAAAACTATTATGTGGATCAGCAAGGTCGTTTTAGTGATCCAGATGACACCATTGACTCAGCAAGATATGCTTTGCTGGCCTGCTTACAAGGTATTGCAGAGCCCTGGGACAATCGCACTCCGCAACAGCGCATGGCTGCTGCTAGAGATCGTTTTTACCGGCCCAGAGATGAAAGCCAGCTGCCAGCCTGGAAGAAAAGTTATAACCCACAAGGATAAACATGGAAACAACATCCCTAGCAGCACCAGAACCCACACTATTTTTGGTTATGGTAGCAGAAAAAGCACCTGTAATCATGTGTGAACGACACAGCAGTACCTATCAAGCTTTGTGTGCAGATATCAATTTGCCAGCAACAGTGGTACCTTTAACACCTGAAGATGCAGCCACGCACAAATGCATGGTTTGTGATTTGGCTGACGAACTTACTCGTCCGCACATTATCTTACCAGACTAAATAATCCATGACCAAAGGAAACCAACCCGATGCTGGATATTAAAAACACGCCCGTTCAGGACATTAATCAAAACAAAAAAATCAACGCCACTTTTGTGCGTATGAAGAATCAGATGGATGTCAAAATGGCTAGCTACCTGCGCTACCTAGGCACTAAAAATGCTGTAAACCGCGCCACTGATTATCACTACCTCTGCCTTGCTGTTACTGATTCAACTGCACCTGTAAACGGCATTGACTATATTCACCCTTCAGTAAAACCTGTTGTAGATTATGCAACAGCAGTTATTACCAAAGGCCTACTGCCCAACGGTGAAATTAACTTTGAATTTGTTGCTGAAGATGAAATGGATGAAACAGCAGCTCGTCAAGCAACCAACATGGTCAGCAAGGTTGTGAATCAGATGAATGATCCACACTTTATCTTAGAGCGTTGGGTTATGGATGCTGCCATGCACAAAAATGGCATGATGATGATCAAGCCTATTCGTGAAGCAATCACTCGCTATGTAGAAATCACAGGCACACAAGATCAGCTGCGAGCATTTGAACAGCAGGCTGCTGCCAGTGGTCTAACAACCCTGCGTCAAAGCCGTCGTAAAGAGTCAGTGGACATGCAGGCTGTTATGGCAGAAATCCAGCAGCTGATGGGTGAAAACAATCAAGAGCAGATGCAGGGTCAAATTGACAACATCATGGAAAGACTCAGCACTTTGCCTGAAGAGCAAGATGACTTGGGCTTAGAAGCTGCTGCTGAAGCTTATGATGCCAACATTGAAACACAAGAAGAAATTTTAAGTAAGGCGATCAGTCGTCACACCAGTTACAAGGCCAAGTACAAGCTAACTGGCTACAACATCAATATTAAGTTCCACCCTATTGCACAGCACTACTGGATTTGTGATCCTACTGTGCCTGAAATGCGTGACCAGCCATTCTGCGGATTCTATGATCCAATGACTATTCAGGAAGCCACAGAACTGTATCCTGGCATTACAGATAACTTAGAAGAATTTGAGCGCCATGCAGAATACAACATGAACGGCGCATATCAAGCTGGTTCAGTGTTAAACAACTTGGCCATTCACGCCAGAGACTCTGTGCCTGTTATGGGTATTCCAGTTTCAAGTGCAGCATCAGCAGATCCAGACAGTCGCCAAGTTAGTATTGTAACTGTATGGAACAAGTATGACATTGATGGTGATGGTGAACTAGAACTAATTGAATTGATCTATTCAGGTTCATACATCATCAGCGCCAAAGAAGTAGAATTCATTCCTGTAGCCAACATGTGTCCCAAACCCCTGCCAGGCAACTTCTATGGCATGAGCATTGGCGAATCAGTTATTCCCATGCAGGAATATCAAACATCAGCTGCCCGTGCTGAGATCCAGTTGGGCTTGCTGACTGCTACACCGCGCATTGGTGTTAAGCCAGACCGCGTTGACTTTGAAATGATGCAGGATGGCGAAGCTGCTATCTTTATCTTGGATTCAAAGTTTGATCCACAAAAAGACATCTATCAAATGCCACCTCCTTCAGGCAACCTACAGTTCCTTGAAGTGGCTATGAATCGTATTCAACAAGATACCATGGCTATGGTTGGTATGACCACTCCACAGGATGTGTTCAATCCAGAAGTTATGGCACCAGGCAACTCAGGTGTCAAGCTACAAATGGCTCTAAGCCCTAACCAAATTATTCAAGACAACACAGTTCGCAATGCTGCTGAAGGCTTGCGTGAAGCACTTTGGTTGGTATGGCGCACCTTAATCCAGTACGGTGATGACTATGGTGTTAAGAAACTGGCACAAAGCAGCCACCCAGACAAGCAGCCTGTGTTCTTAGACTTTGCTGGTTTTGATGACATGAACTTTTGTGATCGCAAGCAGATTCAAATGGAACTGGCTTTAGGTATGCTGAGTCAAGAAAACGCTTTGGGTCGTCAACAACTGATTCAGAAGACACAGGCTCAGCTGTATGAAACTGTGCAGGGCATGGTAGCAGCTGGTACACTTACACCTGAGATATTCCAAAAGGTCAAAAAGCCTTTTGTGGATACCTTGTATGTGTTGGGTGTCAAAGATTCTGGCTCTTACTTGCCAAGCGATGAAGAAGTCATTGCTATGATCAAGCAAGCTGAAGAAACACGCAAGAACAAAGGACCAAGTCCAGAAGATCAGAAGAATATCAGTAGTGCTAAACTCAATGATGCTAAGACTCAGCAGATTATTGCTGAAGTGTCAGGAGAAGATGCAGACAGCCAGCTGAACTTTATGAGTTTAGCTGCCAGCACTGAAACTGGTCGTCCACAAGATTACGGTCACTAATAATTTAAAAAAGGAAATGCAATGATCTCAGAAGAAGCAGTTGATGCTTATAACAAGCGTCTTACCGTTGACACCAGCAACCCTAAAAAGTTAACACCCAGTCAGCGTGACGCTGTTAAAAGCTATGGCAGTTTAGCAGAAGCACTGATTAAGAATCGTGACCTGGCCATGTTTATACATCACTTCAAGTTTGAAGTAAATGATGCTATGGCCAATATTAGAACTCACACAGCAGAGGCCAACGCAGAGCGTGTGGCTCTTGCAAATCAACTTGCAGGTATTGATAGTTTTATTAATACACTGAAAAGTGCAGTATATCGTAGAAATCAATTATTAAGAGCTGAACAAACTGCTGACCAGGTGGTTCGTCCAGACTAAATAAATCCAGAGGTAACCACTATGGCCCTCAAGAAAAGGATAAAATATGCAAACGACAACGATTAGTCCTAACCCAGGTGCGGCGGACGCTAATCAAAGCGCAGTTCCAAGTATGGATACAATTGCAGCTAAAATGACCGCAATGCGTGAACAAACGCTGCGTAACCAGATTAGACAGCAACCAGAAGAAGCTGCAACAGGTACAGATAATGCGGCAGCAGAGTCCAGCCCTGTGGCACCCAACAATAATGTTGAAGCCGAAGTTGCAGATTCCGCAGAAGCAGAATTAGCCAGCGACAATTTGGAAGCAGATGCCCAGCCAGAAGAGGCTGTAAGCACTGACAGTACAAATTCTACAGCAGAAGATTTGATTGACTTTATTGAATTTGCTGAGAGTAATCCTCAAGCCAAATTTAAGTTTATGCGTAATGGCAAAGAAGTCATCATTGATGCTAAGAAAGCCGCAGCAATTCTAGGACAAGGATCAGCAATACACGAAGAAGCACGCCAACTCAAGATTGAACGAGCAGAATTTGATGAGTATTTGAAGGATGTTCGAGCAAGGCAAGAGGGGTTAGCTCTTGCAATGGAATTCACTGTTCAACCCAAGCTGCAAAAGGCTTATGATGAAATCTTGAAAACACAAGGTTATCAAACAACTTTTCAACAGCAATTGGCAAGAACACAGGATCCTGCACAAATAGCAAGGATTCAGGCAAGCATGGCACAGAATGAGCAGTACATCCGTCATCAGCAAAAAGCTATCAGCAAGCTAAAGCCTGCGGTAGATCAGTTTCGTCAAGTACGAAGCCAGCAGGTGGCGCAGGTTCTTGAGACCAATCGCAAGAACTTTCAGGATAAAGAGTTGCGGAATGAATATGTCTACAACGAGATCCGTGATAAGATGAGCAAAATCTGGCCCAGTGCAAAAAGTGAAATCGTTCCAGGAGTGCCCAATATTGATTTGATCAGTTCTGATGAAGCTTTACTAAGCCTAGTTAGAGATGGTCTAAGATATAGGGACAAGCCCAAGACTCAAAGTGCCGGCTCAAGCATGGCTGCATTAACTCAGCGCAAAGGCAGCAGTACAGGATCTAACCGTGGTGGAGATAGTGATATCGCAAAACTTCGTGAACAAGCCAATAAAGGCGACAAGAAAGCCGCCGACAACCTCTTGGTAGCTCAGTTGCAAAGATTGCGACAGACCAGAGGTGGTAGATAATAGACCATTTTTTAAAGGAAGAAAATCATGGCCGAAATTACAACCAGTCAGATTGGTAACGGTACAACAGCTTATGGCAGTGACATCGTTGTCAAGGACTTAGACTTAGATGTTTCCAACAGAGTTAAAGATGACACTCCTGTTCTAAACATGTGTATGAGCAAGAAGCGTAAGGTTAACAGCACACTACCATTGTGGACTGATGACATTTACCGTGCTCCAGCTGTACAGGCACAGCTTGAAGGTGCTGCTGTTTCTACAGCCAATGCTGAAAGCAATCAGCGTTACAACCTGGGTAACTATACTCAGATCTTCTCAACTGTTATCGCTTCCAGCGGTACAGCCCGCGCAGTGATGCAGGCTGGTGGTGACCCACAGGCTTACCAAGAAGTCAAGCAGTTGATCGAACTCATGTTCGATGTGGAACTACAACTAGTTCGTAACGACCAAATTGGTACCAAGTATGCTGGCCAGTCAGGTACAGCCGCTGGTCTACCAGCTGGTCAAACTGGTCGTCGTATGGGTTCTTTGGCTTCGTTCGCAGGTACAATGAGCTTCAACACTACTTCAGGTTCTGTAAGTGGTTTGGACACATTCTACAACAACGAAGACACTGACTCTGCAACACAGATCAGCAACGCATTGCGTATCTACGCTAACGGTTCTTACTTCTACAACGGTACATTCACCAACCAGGTGTTTAGCCCTGTACTGTACAAGCAGTTGGTAACCACAGCTGAACAGCGTTACAACGCCAAG